GAGCGTCAGACGCTTCCAGGCGTGCTAATGCTTGCCGGTCTGCGACAGTACCTTGCGCCTCAAGAAATGCGTGCGCCTCAACCCTGTCCAACTCATGCTCCGCCTCAGCCAACTCTGATTCAGCCTCGAAGAGAGCATCAACACCCCTACGATTAGTCTGAGTTAGTTCCTGAAGCTCTTTGATAATGTTTGACGGCATCATCTACAAGTGCCATCCTCTCAAGGAGAACAGCACGCCAGAACGGTATCTGCTCCTGATCATTTCTTCTTACCGCTTCCAGATACGCCTGAAGAACCTCCTGGACGCTCGCCCGCAGAATCGACAAGTTCCTCGGCATACTTTTTCACCTCATCCAAAACGTTCTTACTGGCACCAGAAGCCTTAGCCTCTGTCCATAACAACCGTAACGCATCAGCGGAGTCAGCCTGTTCAGCCTCGGTGATAAAATCGCGTGTCGGATTCGGCACCTTACGCATCTCCTCACGAGAAGCACGCTTATTACCATGCAATCCCATCGTCGCAAGCGCCCTACCGATTGCGCTCGTTTCCGCCATCTCGGCAGCAAACTGGCTAGAACCCTTCTTCTCCGTGGCATAACCAACACCCTTCGGAAGATCGGCAGCCTGCTCACCCACACCCAAATACACATACCCCTTGAAAATCCATTCATTCTCATCGGGAATCAACTCGGTGCGGATACGACCATCCTCATACTCGGCAAGGAATTTACGAATCCTAACCTCAACCATTTCATAATCGTTCGGGTTCCAACCCATCATTTATCTCCTTTCACTACCAGCCAAGGTTTACCCTGACCCCTTGCTTGCCTTTGAGCAATAACCCACTTCTTACCATCCCGCATCACATAACCATACTTAGCAGTACCCATACGATCCAACACAACACTCTTGATTTCATTCAGCGCAGTCTCAGACTTGCGAAAATTCTCGCTCGCCGAAAGTAAAACCTGACCGAATTCCCCCAAATCCACTTCATCATTCTCAATATCAGGGTGCATATACCGGACAGCCTCATACGTTGCCTTAGACCCATCCCATTCAGGTTTTTCAACATTCTGTAAGTGATTCCAGAACCGTGACGCCGCAGCCAGTTGAGCGTCAGCCTCAAAATCATCAAAGTCAACCCAACGTTCCTCATAATTCCAACCCGCAACCGCAACAATGACAGACCGTTCCAAGTTCAACACCGTCATATAGTGCAACACCTGGGCCGCATAATGTGGTGGTGTTTCACCCCACGAACCCCTAGACGTTTTGATTTCCACAACAATCCACTCGCCAGTCTCCCGATGCTTAGCCAGCGCGTCAGGGTTAGCGAGCATAAACTCGTACTCCGGGTGCTGCCACGTTCCCGTCAAAAACACTTCATACTCAGGGTGTTCCTCAGCCCAGAGTTCCAGCACAGGCAACTCAAACGCTCTACCGAACCGAATCGACCAACCCTCCAGCGGCGGGTCAGGTATCTGCCCTGTCCGTTTAGCCCACAACGCAAACGCTGACTCCCACGGGTTGTAACCCATGATCGTGCCAATCTCAGACCCACCAATACCGCGAGACCTCAACTCATGCCACTCCGCAGAACCAGAATCATAAACACCTAGATTCAATGCGCCGTTGAACGTTTCACCCTCGTAAACTTGGAATATGCTTTCGTTTCTCATACACTCACCTTATGCGTAACCACCGACAGTTGTATACCTACCAAGAACTCAACGAAGCAGTCGAGGCGGCAAGCCATGTTCCATGCCGGGAAGTACCAGAACTGTTCTTCCCCGACGACTTCCCCGTAGGGACACTCCGGACACAAGCAGCGAAAATGGCGAAGAACCTGTGCCAAGAGTGCCCCGTCATCACCGAATGTCTCCTCTACGCTGTTGCGAACAAGGAAATGTACGGTGTGTGGGGTGGGACACTACCCAACGAACGTTAACCGTCCTCCGGATCGGGTGTAGCGCTCGACGTGAGCACGAACTCGAACGACCCCGGCAGGGTTGCCTCCATAAGCTTCTCCGTCATCTCACGGGCCTCCTGGACCGTTAGAACGAGTGTTCCCACACCGCCACGGTGAACACAATCAAACCCATGCTCCGAGGTCACAACAATCTCATCATGGTGTCTCTCAACTTCAAACATTTTCTACCCTTTCACTAAATAAGCAACAACGAACGTCAACACAACACAAGCACTAGCGAAAAAGCTCGCAGCACCGAGTAGAAGCCAGAACTCTCTGACCTCAACCAACATAGTTTTCCTACGTTTGTAGGTTTCCCTTCTTCTCATGGCGTCAGTAAACCACACACAACCGACATACACAAGGATTTAACGTTCAACCGGTACTATAAAGTTATGCAAGAGATGACAAAAGCCCACATAGCTGGGTACTCACTCGACATGGTTGCGGATATGCGCGACTGGGAACTATCGCGCCTACAGATCGTCACAGAAGTGCTGCGCGACAAAGTACGCGAAGAATACGCCAACGGTACAGGCGTCACCGATCTTGCCAAAAAAGCTGGCGTAACCCGTCGCACAATCCACCAATGGATTGAATAGAAAAACCCCCCGAACCGTGGTGGACAGTCCGAGGGGTTTTCCAGAAAGGAAGTTCAAATGAACATCCTAACTATAGCACTATTGGCATGATTCGCACAACATGGCTTCCATGGGGTCTATGGGGCAAACAACACCATCAACAATTTCTTGGTCCACTATTACTCCTCCACTGGTTTACGGTCATACTGAAGAACCGAAGTCAATAGCGACATGATTCCAGCAAGTGCGCTGATTGACAAGACGGATACCCAGTTTACATCCATCACACCAAGCGCTGTCCCACCAATAGTTGCAAGCGCGGTCTGGGCGATTGTTTTCACGGCTCTTTCCGTGGCGTAATCAAAAAAACGGCGAACTTTATCCATCACCATTCTCCTCTTTCCTATAAAGTGATTTGTCCTCCCACACAGCACCGAAAATATAACTGGTGAGTATGAGCGTAATCAACGCTACACCACCAGTAACTAAATCTGAAACATCAGACATATTCCCTGTCAACGCGACAACGGTGCTGCCGAGTAGCATAATCGCGCCAATCACGAACGAGGCGAGTATGTACCTGCGACGATTCTTCCAAGACGGTTTCTGCAAAATGTACCTCACTCCCTTCAACAAATTTGTGACAAAAAATTTTATAGTGTTGTTCACGACATCAGGTTGAGAAGAATTGGTGTGACCGCCGCGATTGCGCTCACCAACGCCATGCCTTGCCAAATCCGCATTTCGACCCTGCGAATACGTTGCTCGTGATCAGAGAGCTTGCGATTCATGTCACGCTCTAAATCATCAAGCTGTTCTTTCATGCCGGGTAAAGAATTAGCGATCTTCTCTACACTTGACCTGAGTTGTTGCAATTCCAGGTAAACCTCCTTGACACTGATACGAGCCGAACCGTTAGTTTCTTCCGGCATTACCAACCTCCTTCATTCAGGAAGGTTTGCAAAGACCGAATCAAAGCTCGATCTCGTCTACCAGTGATAGCGCCCTTGTAATAACCCTTGGCGGTCAACATTCTTGCCACGGCAGCCCAAGTGTTTTTCCCGAGTATGCCGTCTGTTGCGAGTTTGTGCGGGGCGCCCGCTTTGTTAAAAAAAGGCATCGGGTCCACCGTGTTACCCCAACGACGTGATTTACGCACCTCGAAGTGCAGGTGAGGCCCTGTGCTCCTGCCGGTATTCCCGGATAGAGCCACGTTTTCGCCCTCGACAACCCGAGTACCCTTATTCAAATGTGAAGGCTTCTGAAGGTGATAGTAAACAGTGAACAGATCGGGCGCGTGCTGAATAATCAACGTGTAACCGCCGGAACCACCTGCGCCTTTGTGTACGATTGTGCCGTCAGCGCCCGCAGTCAACGGTGTACCCACCGGTAGGGCTACATCAATACCGTGATGGAACTTACGTTTCCGTGTAATCGGATCAGTGCGGTAACCGAATGGTGAGTTCTTGTTGACCGTGTACCCTTCAGGCCAAGGCTGTGAGAGCTTCATCAGCTACACCACCACTTCAGCGCAAAGATGTCCCCCACAAGCGGGTCCACAACCAGTTGTTACACACTCGTGGGGTTGTTGACATGATCCCCAGGGGCAGGTGCGCTCAGTCATGTTACGCCTCTACCCAAGCACCAGCTTGCTCATCCCAAACCCAGTTCTCACCCTCTGGTCGCTCTACAGGTGCTTCCCACAGGCAGGTGTTCTCATTCAGAACCCAAGAATCAAAACCGTCTGGCTTTGGAGGGATGAAAGCGTCACGAGTTTCGTCATAGGTGAAACCGATACCCGCGTAGTTGAAACGAATGTTTCCGTTGTACGAAGTCTGTACCCAAGTCCCGCCCAGGTTATCAAGTAACCATTGGTAGCCCTCGTCCGGTTCATCATTGTTTCCAACCGTGACCCGAACAACTAGGTTATTTTCGTCTATTTCTGCCCAATGTGCCATTACACAGCCACCCTTACAATCACAATACCCGAACCGCCTGCGCCCCCAGGACCGTAACTAGCGCCCCCAGACCCGCCACCACCGCCACCAGTATTTACATCCCCAGCAATTCCTACACCGTTACTGCCGTCAGCTCCGCCACCGGCACCGCCCGCACCAACATTCCCAAAGCCGTACTCACCGCCACCGCCACCACCAGCGTAAAAACCAGAATCGCCCGTCGTTGTTGCCGTGGCAAAAGTGGCAAGTTCAACACCAACCCCGCCATCACCACCGTTATTGCCAACACCGCTTCCACCAGCGGCTCTTGCCCCGCCACCACCGCCACCATTGCGAACATCGGTGTTAGAAGAACTACCGTTTCCGGTACCGCCTGAAAAACCCTGTGGCAACCCCTCAAGAACAGTAGTCCCCGCGCCACCGGTTTGAGTTGTGTTCAAATCGTTACCGCCACCACCGCCACCGGAACCCCCAGCGCTACCGTTTGTGGCTTTATTGCCCCCAGCCCCGCCACCCGTGGTAGTAATTAGTGAACCGAGAGAAGAATTCACCCCATTAGTTGCGGAAGCGCCACCAGCACCAACCGTAATCGCCTGGCTTCCTTTTGGTAAATAGTATTGGTAGCTTACGAAAAAACCGCCAGCACCACCGCCACCGCCCATTCCGTAAATTACTTGTGACTCACCGCCGCCGCCGCCACCAGCAACAACCATAACATCAGCAAGCCCAGCCTCGTTAACGCTCAAAGTCCCGTTTGCTGTGAACGTGTGGTATTCGTAACCGCCAGAAGTCACCGTTGTACCGCCGGAAACAGTTGCGTTACCAACCGCGCCAGCCTCAACCCACGCAGCACCATCCCACACCTCAAGCACACCAGCGTTGATCCGCAAAACCGGTGTACCACCAACATCCTGCCACTCATCAAACTTCAAAGTAGTCATCAGATCGTCACCCCAAACAATGCTCGAACCTCATCCACAGTGAACGTGTCACCAGTAGAGCTTTCCCAAGTACCGAAACGGACAGCACTAGCCATTAGTTACATCCTCCTCTGGGCAAACCCATAAACAAGTGTCCTCATCAAGTGTGCAATCAGGTGACGGCTGGGGCGGAATGAAAGCATCACGCGCCTCGTCATAGGTGTAGCCGATACCAGCGTAATTCTTACGCAAGGGTGTGCCACCGAGCAGGTGAACACCGCCACGAGTGTTGTAGGAAGTTTGCTTGACCGTGAAGCCTTCCGGCGCGTAGTAGGTTTCCCAATCGTCAACGCCTTCCACCACATCATCGCGGCCCACGAAAACCTGAACCACGACATTCTCAGAATCTAATTGTGCATAATGAGCCATCGTCTTATCCAATCGTCACTGTGTCAGTCGCACCAGCAGCCGTGATTTCATAGACAGTGTTTGCTCCAACGGTGCTAGAGCTTTGAGTAACTCCTACACTGAAGCTGACCGCGACGCTTGATGGCAGGCTCATTATGATAACTCCCGAGCCTCCCGAGGGCGCGGTCACCGCGCCGGAAGTTCCGCCTCCGGCACCTCCGCCGCCTCCGCCTGTGTTTGCTGTGCCCGCGGCTGCGTTTGTCGTATTGAGGTCGCCTCCGGCACCTCCGCCGCCTGCGCCTCCCGCTCCAGGCAAATTACCTGAGCCTCCGGCACCTCCGCCTCCCCCGCCTGCGCGGGTGACTGCCGAGCCGGTGATAGAGGACGAAACGCCGTCTCCGCCTGCGCCTCCCTGTGTCGAAGTAGACGGGTAGCCTATTTGCGAAGCACCGCCGCCTCCGGCGCTAGGCCTAAAGAGAGTGGGAAGGCGTTGGCTGTAACCTCCGGCAAAGCCTTGCCTGAGATAACCGGCACCGCCGTTTTCAAAGCCGCTAGTCGGCTGCCCAGCACCACCTGAACCCCCATCGTTTGCATAGGACCCGCTAGTACCGTAAATACTGGTGCGACCTGCCGCACCTCCACCGCCGATTGCAATAATTTGCCCAAAGTTTGTGTCACTGCCGTTAGAGCTTGTCGGCCCTTGATACGCGGCACCTGCCCCACCGGCTCCAACTGTAATCGGATACGTTCCAGCGGCTAGCAATAAAGAATTCTCAGCGGTCACACCGCCTCCGGTGTTTTCGCCCAGAACGTTTGAGCGATAACCTCCGGCACCTCCGCCAGGCCCACCGACACCAAAAGAGCCGTCTCTGGTACACGCGCCCCCGCCAGCTCCTCCAGCAACGATAACATATTCAACAGCTATGCCACCAGCCTTAGCCCAGGCAGCCCCATCCCACACCTGCAACTCACCACTATTGAAACGGGCAACATTCGTCCCATCAGCAGCCTGCCAAGTATCAAACCTCGCAACACTCGCCACGATCTAGCCTCCAAAATCTGTTTGAGCGTCATCCTTATTCGTGACCGGCGTACCCTCAGTATTCTGCCAATCATCAAAACGCATAGTAGACATTACTCAGCCACCAACCCAAACGCGACCTGGACCTCATCCACGGTCAAACCGAGTGCCTCAAGTTTCGCAATAGCGGAAGCCTTAGCGTCAATCTTCGCTTGAGCCTCATCCGCAATTTCTTGTTGCACTGTGGGCCAGTGTGCTTCGAGTTCTTTCTTCGTGGGCTTCTTAGAGTCAGATAGCCAGGTCAAACCTGTGTAGGCGTCCCCGTCAAGTCTCCAAAGAGCATCAGGGTAACGCCGTGAAAGTACCAGTGTAATATCCATTAGCCCGCCACCTCAATCAAAGTAATAGAGCTAGCTGCCCTACTGTTCAAGTTATCGTCTACATCTTGCTCGCCGCGATTACAATACACAGTCGCGGTAGAAGATTGGTCGTGCGATAGTCGCAAGTCGTAAGTTACAGAGGATGTTGTACTAGGGCTGTCTAAATAAGTAATCGGCGCAACAACCTGCGTAATATAGTTGAAAACGTGAAGCCTTGCAGCTCTTTGTCTGCTTCCAGCCGCGTCCCCTTGAAAGCCTGTGACCGCGCCATCTCTGAATAAGTGAAGATAGACCCCATCGTTGCTCGAATTAGAAGCTATTGCAGCAGTAACAACCACTAGGATTTTGCTAGTGGTCGAGCGTGGGGTAATCGTTGCAGTCAGTCCAGTAATCGCACCACCGATAGTAGGGCGAGCGCCAACACTTTCACTAAACGCGTCCGTCTTTGTCGTGGACACAACCTGCAAAATACCGCCAGTGCTAATAGCGCTAGTCGGCAAAGAATCCGCCTTAGCGTTAGCCAAGTCCAAGCTCGACCCAGACGCAATATCCACTACATAAGAATTAGCAGCCAACCCACTAAGAGAACCAACACTCAACTCACTCATACAATACTCCAAGCACTCGCAGTACCCACCGTCACAGTAGCACCGGCAGAAATCGTAATCGGCCCAGCACTAACACCATTGTAATTATCATCAAAAGTGTAATTATTCGTGATCGTGTTGAAATTAGGCTGAATCGTGTCATCAGCCACATTCCCCCCACCACCACCAGAAATCGTCGTCCACCCGGCAGTACCCGCATAAACCTCAACAACACCCGAACCAACATACGAAACCATACCCTCCACCGGAGTACCAATCGCCGTAGCCCGCGCAGCCGTCCCAGAAAACGACAAAACCGTCTGATTCCCGACATAAGTATTCATGTCAGCCGCAGTCAAAATCTCATTGACCGCCCAAACCTTATATGGCATAAGTATTCCTTACCAAGATAGAGTGCCTACATCTAGTCTACCGAATACAGCGTCATCAAGTATCAGAGGCGCGTATCTTGTCTCATCAAAACCAAGCTCAACAGTGTGAAACTCGGTATCAACATTATGGTTGATTTCCCGCACTTCAACATACCGGACAATCTGCGGAGGAATCCCGTTCGGGGTGAACGAAATACTGCAAACATCCCCAATCTCCAAAGCGAGAATTTGTTGCTGAATAGAAGTGTCAAACTTCTCCAAACTCAAAGCAACCGCATCAAACCGGTACTCAGGGCGAGAAAACAATGACGCATAACCCAAAGCAAAATCAATAAGATCAGCGTCACTATTCAACTGCACTTCGTTCACAACAAGGTCACGAATACCGTAAGAGTCCTGTGAAGCCACATCAGACGCAATCGCCGTCCCACCAAACTGACGCGACACCGAAACACGGTTAAACAACAACTCCGAACCATAATTGACAACAATGTTAGAAACAGGGATACCACCCTCACCCAGTTCCACCAAAGTTGCTGAGGTTGGTGCTTTACGTCGGTCACGGAAAGCAAACTTTCCATTTCGTGTCACAAACACATAACCAGGGTCAGAACCGGCAACATTCTGCAAATAAGTCAAAGCGCTTGCATCTTGCGAGACAGGGTTTGCCGCTAAATCGACAGCACCCTCGTCAATGTCGCGCAATGTGGAGGGCCAATTAATTTCCGGCCTATCCAACACGGCATTGATACGATCACCAGCTTTCTCCACAGACGGAGTAAAAGCATTAAGGGTCTGGTTGGCGATAACCGTCAAAGTATCAATGGCTTTAGCTGTAGCAACTGAGTCACCGTTGGGGTTGTAATCAAGGTCCCAGTCTTCAATCCAACCTTGGAAGATAAGTTCATCACCAGAAGTTATACGCATTTCACGTTTGGGCACAATCTCAGGGTAGAAAGGTGATGCCGTGAACAAAGGATCGAAAGCGCGGGTATGGTTCGTGAATGAGACGTTACATTCACCTGGCGGGAACTCTGACAAAATAGCTGATTTACCGCGTTGAATATCAACATTAATGGCGTAGTCTGTGACATCAAAGAACAGGGTTCCACCAAGTCGATATTGGGTGTTATCTAACCGACCTTGCACATCATCATCAAGCCGAAAAAATGGAGCAACAGGGTTTTCCGTAAGGTCAAACCCAATCTCAACTTTTAGTGTGGGAATTGGCATTAGTTACCTCTGTTTATCACACCGCGAGTACGAGTAGGAATAGTACCAACTTTAGTGCTTGTGCTTCCCAAAGAGTTCAAAAGGCTCCTTGAGCTAACAGAAGGGGCATACACGTTATATGTCACGCCAGAGGGTTGCCGAACACGAGTGGGCGAACTAATTGGTTGTGGGACATCAACGCCCCTAAACAGAGCACCTGGAATACCCACTTCAACACCTCGCGCCAGTGCGCCGGTAACTGGTTTAGGTGGGCTTGGGTATTGGAAACCCTCGGGCCTGAAACCTGGTTGATCTGAAAAGTCCGGTGCGGGTGCTGGTCCTGCCGGTCCCTGGAAATTAAAATCGCCAACAAAGTCCTCAATCCTTGGCATACGCGCCATCGCAGCCTCAGCCGCATCAATAGCCGCATTGATACCATCAATCAAGACTTGCTCAAACGTAGTCGTAAACGCTTCAGCAATCGACTTGGCGCTAATCTCAAGTTCGCCAGCTTGAGCAGTCAAACCCTCGACAATACCGTTGACAAAGTTCTCACCCTGCCCATACATAACCTGAGCAGTGTTCTCACCAAGCTCCATACCCAAAGCATCAAGCTCAGCAAAGAGAGAGTTGACCTCGTTTACAGTGTCAGAACCGCCCTCAACGAGCGCCCTAGCGGTTTCTCCACCAGCCTCAACACCGGCCTCAACCAACTGGTTGAACAACATCGGGTCAAGACCGAGTGCCCGCAAAGCCTTCAGGTTGTCAACAAATTCCTTGGTTCGCTCCACGACAGCCCTATAGCCGGAAACCAGCTCATCAGCCCTTGACTTGGCCTTCTCAATCGGCTCCACAAAGTTGTATAGCAAAGCTGTACGGAACTCTTTGAGGCTTGTACCAGCAGACACGGTTCGGTTAGCAAACTCGACAACATCGACACCTTCGGCCTCGGTTTGCACTTGACCAAGAATGTTGACAATGCGAGCGCCAGATCGGATAGAAGACTGTACCGAATCAATAAGTGCTGCGGCAGCATCACGGCGACCAATAATCTCATCGCGTTGACGCTCAATCTGGCGCAATACCTGGAACTCGTCACGAGCGTACTGCAACAAGTTCTGATAAGAGTTATCAAGCAGTTGACCATTCTCAAAAGCATCAGCAAGCTTTTCTTCAATAGAAGCAAGATTTTCAACAGCGGATCGTTCAAACTGTCCAAGTGTTTCCGCCACAGAAGGCAGAATTTCAATCTCTCGCGTAAACTCAATTAGTGCGTCACGGGCAGCAAGCGCATCTTCCTTGAACTGACGGAAAGGCTCACCATACTCTTCTTCCCACTGTTGCATTGCTTCATCAAAACCAGCAGCAGTAGCGCGAAACAGTTTTTGCACATCGGCAACACCAGCGATACCTCTAGAAACAACATCGCTGAAAACGCGCTGCCAATCTTCGCCAGCACCAAGAATTGATTGAATCAGACCAGCAGAAGCCCCAAGCTGCTCTAAACGGAGTTTAGCTCTTTGTTTATTGGCCTCATCAATAAGTTTGTTGTAGAATTCGACAACCGCATCTTTAGCGGCTTCGCCTGCCCCACCAACAGTTTCGCCCATAATGTCGCCAACATCACCAAGCGCATCGGTGGCACTGTTCTTAACACTGTCAATTTCCGCTAAAAGGGCATCCGTGTCGAGCATATCCTCAACACTGTCGCCAGCTTCCTTAGCTGATTCACTAATCTGATAGGCAACGCCAACCAAAGTTCCAAGTGCTGCAACCCAACCAATAATAGGAATTGCAGCCATAGCCACACCGACAACACGCAACTGTGTCGCAGTGAAACCAAGTGTAATATTGAAGGCTTGTGCGGTTGTTCGCAAGCCAGTGAAAATAGCAACGCCGACTTTGAGGGAATACATCAGAGAGGCTAGACCGGCGATTGTTATCGCCATAATCTTCAAGCCATCGATATTGGCAATAATTATTCTAATCAGCAAACTAAGTGTGCTAATTACTACAGCAATCCCTTTGATTAGGGCAACAACAATCTTTACAATGCTTTCAGTATTGCCAGCGAAAGCGACAAGCATAGGAACAACTTGACGCAAAGACGCTGCAAGAATTGGACCGATTGCTTCAACTAACGGAGTAATCGAGGCCGTCAAATCCGCAACAACAGGAAGCAACTGAGTGCCAAGAATCTGCTGCATATTAGCGAAAGTCGCCCGCAACGTGTCTTGAGCAACTCGCAACGTACCCGCTTGACGCTCATAAGCACCCATAGAGTCAGCGGAACGCTCGTAAAGCAACTGCAACCGAATCTGCTGATCCACAAGACGCTCAGCAGAACCAGTCAACCCCTCAAGACCACGCTTGAGTTTTTCACCTTCAATTTCGTTCTGCTTCATGGCGACACCGAACTTCTCAATCGGGTCATACTCACCACGGAACAAAGCGGTCATGGCTAGCAACGCTTCTTGAACGTCATAACCATAAGTCAGCGAAAGGTCAGCACCCAAGCGAACTAGGCGTTGTGTCTGCTCAGACACCTCATCCATCGCAAAGCCAGATTGCTTCAGAACCGAACCAAGGAATGTTGCTGCCTTAGCGGAATCCGCCATTGACAAACCAATACCGGCAGTGTTCTTAGTAAACTCAATCAGCGTCGGCGTGAAATCACCGAATACCGATTGCAAACCATTCAGGTTAACCTGTAGGTCTCTACCGGCTTCTACGGCGTCACGAGCAAAATTCGCTACAAGTTGCCCACCCTTAAACGCGGCAAACCCGACAGCGGCCTTTACAGCCGTGTCAGACAGTCTTCCAAGCTGGGTAGAAAGCCTCTTAGTGTCCCTAATAGCCTCGTCAAGACCCTTACCCTTGATGCCAAGGATTACCGGTATTGATAATGGTCTCTCTTTAGCCATCAGGCACCAAGCTCTCTGTTAGTCAAAGCAATGTACTCATTCAAGTTTGTAATAAGTTTGTCCCGAACATCAGGCAACGTTTTTTCCACCGACGGGTAAGCAACACGAGAGGCGGAACCGCGACCCCAACCTTTCAAGTTCTGCAACATCTGATCGCCCTGAGTGGTTACAGTGTGGCGACGGGCACCAGGCTTCTGATTCTTCGTGTAAGTTTTAGCAGGAAGATACACATACCAGTCAGTCTTCGTGCCTTTAGGTGTGCGAGAAGCGTTCGTGCGACCAGCCATATCCGCAATAATTGTCGCAGCGTTACGAACAACAAGGCGAAGAATAGTTTGATTACGCATCTGAGCAATCACACGGTTACCAGCACGCATTTGCACAAACACGCGAGACGACTGACCCCGGTTATTCCACGTTTTTGCAACATTAGAACCGCGCTTGCGGAAACCCCGCATAGGGATACCAGCAGACTTGATACTCGCTGACAGATTAGCCCTAGCAGGCTCAGCAAGCTCTTTCCACTCACGGCGCATAGTTTTAGCCAACTCTGGCTCAATCTCATTCAGGCGACGCACAAGACGCTTCATGTCACTGACAATGATGTCAGCCCTGTAAGTCTCTGCCATAAATCCGCCTAACGCCTACATCTATTCTACCGACAAGAAAACCGCCCCCGAAGGGGCGGCTTCCTCAATGTCTCGGCAGATTCTTTGCTACCAACCAGCGTTGCATGGTCCATAGCATCCTGTCATCGAGCTGTAGCAACTCTCTAGGACTAATTCCGGTTTCAACCGCTAGGCCAGCGATCATCCAGTGAGTCGAAGACTCACCGAGACCAACTATTTTGGGTCTTCCTCAGACTCCCCAATGGTTTCAACTGTTTCCAGCCACTTCTCATAGTCAGCCTTTGTACCGCCGGAGCGCTTCTCCGAGTGCCACGCCAAAAACAGTAACCAGCCAATCCGAGTTTCCTCAGCCAGCTTCGTAACGCTGATACCGAACTTGTCCTCGAAAGCAACAAGGTCAGCGGCGCTACAAGTTACCGTTTTTGCCGTGCCGTCCTGGAACTGAATGTGTAGGTTGATTCTCATGCTGTAAGTTTACAACAATTACGCGGTTACGTAAGAAACCTCGCCCGTGGTGGGGAAGGTTACCGAGAATGTGGCGAGGTCGCCGACTGCTCCAGCCACGGGGGTGAAGCTGTTAATCAAGGCCGTTGCGGTGTACTGAGGTGTGGTCGCTGAAGCAGCGGTTCCACCTGCAATCACAACAAACGTACCAATCGTGCCAACAAGGTCCTGGAACAGTTCGGACACGCCACCGGCACCGAAGTCGCTGTGGAAGTCGAGGGTCAACTGACCACTCTTCAGGCCGCCCACAACCTCAGTCCAACCAGCGGAACCGAAGTCAGTTGTCTCGACCTCGGCAGCGTTCAGGACCAGCTCAGCGCGAGCGCAAGCGTCCGAAACGTCAGTTCCGTTCACAGTTACCGTTTGGCTTGTAACTACATACTTTGCCAATTTATTTCTCCTTATACATAAACAACGACATCAAATTCAGCCGCCATATATTCCTGATCATCCAGTTGTAGAGAGCCTATGTTAGTCACGCTACGAACCCGTAAATCCGCTACGAGATTATTAAGTCTCCTATCCGATTCTACCGCAGACTTGATACTGTAGTCCCCGGTAGCAGCTACATACTGGTTTAGCTTCCGTTGCGCTGTGCGCTCGTCAGCACGAGACACGACAACGAAAAGTGTGAACTGTAGGGTCGTCAAACCCTGGTTGAAAGCCCCGTCGAAACCAATCTGCTCAAGGCTCAGAACAGCGACAGGCGGGTTCACCATATCGGGAACGTTCTCCGCCGTCCTCAAACCACTAATCGTGGCAAGGTTCACGGCAAGCTGTTGCCTAATTGCCTGAATATCCACGGCTAGGCCATCCTAATACGGCAGTACGGCTCCAATAGTGTGGCAATGTCAGGGTCAATCCGTGACAGTCTTACAACGCCCATAGAATCGAATCCTGCCACACCCATTGGGCTGTCGGCACGCTTAAAATATCTGGCGGATTGGAGGATACAAGCCTGCTCCACAGCGTCAGGTACAGCAGACCAACCGAATGTACCCGTCACCTCAACAGTGGCTTCCTGCCCCGCAGTCGGGAACCAGTAGTCACCCACAGCACGAATGTGTGTAGTCGGAGAAGGGATACCACCGGCAATACCGTTCAACGGCTCCAGTTGCCGATCATTAGTTCCCCAAGTCTGGTCAAACACACCATCAACGTTGGTAGAAGTCTTCAACGTGGTCAATGAAGCAAGGTCATCAATCTCGACAAGGAAGTTGTCGTAAGGAATGTAAACCCGTGAACCCTCAGTCGTGTAAAACACACGCTCGGTAAAGCTGTCGATTGCGCGTGACGCTGCGGTAACGCAAATCTCAAGCCAAGTATCATCCACGTTGTCCGTGATGCCTAACGAAAGCTTGATAGTAGTTAAATCAGTGTAGCCGTTGGTGATTGCCATAAGTCCTCCACATCTAGTCTATCGTGGCGTATCCCAACTGTTACGGCGTCTACGCTGCAAATCCCAACGACCCTCACCGTAATCATCACGCGCCATCTTGCTGTTGTAATACAAGGTGTTATCGGCAAAGGTTTTGTTGTTGATGTTAGAAAGTTTGTTGTCTGACCGAATAGTTGACGAGTTATCGTGCCCACCAGCAATAGGTATCTTCCGAACAGGCACCTCAGCGTGTGCTGCACGCCTCTCATAGTCTTTATCTTCGTGATAAGCCGGGTGGAGGGATTCATCGAAAAAACCGAGGCGCTGGAAGGCCATTTCTCCGACACAAAAGACGTGCCAAAAGGGAAACACATCAGAAAGGGTTATCTCGTCTCTACGAGCCTCTGAGAGGCTCTGAAGACCATTACCGCTAAACCAGGCATCATTCGAGGCAAAAAACCACCTATCATCGTGCGGAAACAGTTTGATACCAAGATTCCACGACGAAGCCACCCCCAAGTTGCTCGGCAAGTTCACGACACGGACATTCTTCACAAACTTAGAATGTAAAACATCGTAGAACTCACCACCATTATCAATAATGAGCAGATCGCGTACCGGGTAGTTGATTGACTGAAACATTCGCCTCAACAAGTCGTAACGGTTCAACACCGGCACAATCAAGTTAGGGAGCATTAGGAGCCTTTATTCCGTAAAAGTACAAATCGCATGACGTTGGGTTGTACTCAAAATAGTATTCGTCAAACATGGCGTCCAAATCAAACTCCGCCTTGAAATCATCCTCATTCAGGTTCCGGTAATAATCCCAGTCAAGAGTCAGCGGTGAAGAACCAGGGCTAGACCCTCTCGTGCCATGCTCCGCCCTTCCGTCAGAAGCGCACGTCATAATCACATACTTGCTACTGATCCGCCACATATTTTCAAAAGTGGCAACCCACTCCGGGTTATGCTCAAAACACTCAGCACTGACAGCAACATCAAAACTGTCATCCGGGTAATCTAAGTCCTCACCCTGAGCCACAACATCAACGCCCTTACCGGGCGCAACATCAACCCCAACGTACTCAGAAGCCAAGAAAAAGTCCCTCACAGTCCCGTTAATGTCCAGACTGCCCACTTCGAGCACCCTCGTCATTGCAAAAGCCTCCGGAATTTCCCCCTGAAGCTTCTCAAAGAAGTCGCGCTGTTGAGAGTGAGCCATCAGGAAAACTCTTTCCTTAGCAACGGCATCCAATCGCGCTTCCACACAGTCTCAATATCAAAGTCCTTAGCAAAAGCCTTAGCGACCTCCGACTTGCCGTGACCCAGATCATAAGCTTGCTCCAAAGCGTTCACAATCGACGGCACAGAAGGCGTCTGCCACCAGGACAACTGACCAGCATCCCACACAGGCACACCATCAACTAACCAACCGTCCTCAGCTACAAGGTCCTGTGATGCGGCCCAGTTAGACGCAATAACTCTTGTACCGCAGGCTTGCGCCTCAATCGTCGGCACACCAAACCCTTCACCCATGCTCGGAGCCAACAAAACATCCATGCCCGTGTAATAAGCAGCCAGGTCGTGTTGTGGGGAACCATAACGGTACTCAAGCGGGTTCACCAACAACACAGACTCTTGCGGGACACCCAAACCCTTCAGCATCTCTAACAAGTTCCAACCGATACCACCACCGGTAGCGTCAGTGTGCAAATACAGTACAGCGTCCTTGTGTTTCTTCTGGAAGATACTAAACGCCATTAGGTTCTCGCTGAAAGCTTTACGATGCATCAACCCAGAAGCTTTATTCGCAGCAACCATACCCACAACAAACTTGTCACGAGTCTTCCAATAGTCGCGCACATCAACACCGCTACTGAGTGTCCAGTTCTCCTGTAACACCTTCGTGTCAATACTGTGAGGTATATACACGTTGTCTATACCTTTGTCATTCATTTGCCTTTGACCGAATGGTGACATGGCGATAGGCAACACATTAGGTCGGCGTAACCACTGTTCAACCTTCGAGGGCATCGTAATGTGATCGAGAGGCGTCCACGACCAAATCTGACGCATCTCATCGTATTTAGGGGACTCTAAAACCCACACATCGTAAAGGCTGAAGAACAGGTCTTTCTTTTTGACCGAGTTACTCCACATCAT